AAAGATTATATATATTCGCTCTTGCCTGTTGCGATTGATCCCTGGTAAGAGTATTTAGCGCCGAGTTTCTCGCAATCGTCGAATCGATGCCACGAATTTGTGCATCAGTATACTTCTCTTTGATATTAATTTCGGCTTGCCTAAGTGAGTTTGCTGCCTCCGTAGCCGAGACTCCTCTTTCTTTAAGTCCAAATTCTTGATCGATGAGGGCATTTCGTTTTTCTACACCTTTTGTTTGTTCATCAGTATAGCGAGTTTCCGCTTCTGTTCTAGAAATATCTGTATTAGCTTTATGTAGCAGGATGCGATTCATCATCGCTTCCATACCTTTACCAAAGCCAGAGAGATCAGGAACTTTCTGTTGAGCTTGTGGAGTTGATTGAGCCGGTTGACCAGCGGCAAGTAGAGGGTTTACACCAGCTGCTTCCATATCTTTAGCACGACGTTGTACGGCAGTATCTTCTCTTTGTAATTGCCTCCAATACGCTCGACGATTAAATCCAATATTTAGAAGGCCAGTTACACCTCCCATCAATCCGCCGGCAGCTTCACCTCCGGCAGCTAACCAATCACTCACTGGGTTTCTCTACAGATACGGGTTTTTCGGATTCGAGCTCAGCCTTAATCTGAGTTCTAAGTTTTTCAGCCTCTGCTTTCGCATTCTTATCGGCCAAAGCCTTTTTACGCGCCAGTAGTTTCTCTTCCATAAGATCGTACGCGGTTTTTTTATCGATTTCATCGAATTCATTATCAGAGAGCGGATTGACGAAGTCATCGGGTATTTGACCCTCCAAAGCATCATACAATTCATCGTAATGTTCACCAAGACGCCTTCCAGCAGCAAGCATTTGAGGTACAAGAACATGAGTAGGAAGGTATCCACCACGTTCTACGAGAACTGGTCCTTTATTTACCTCACCTACTACAGGAGGGGGATTGAATTCCGATCGTACATTAGCCTTTATCTGTTTCATATAGTCTCCTAGAAATGGTCAATGAGACCAGGATTAGAAGCGAATGGCATGGGCCTAATGGCTCTAATAATATGCCCTATTCGGACTTGACATTGATACTCGTTTTCCAATGCAAAGAGACGATCGTAAGAAGCCTTATCGACTTCTATAAAATCCTTATTAAGAAACGGGACAGATTCAAAGTTACGAGCGCCATGCCAATATTCAGTATTGGGAGAAGCATCAGATCTCATTAAACCAGTTACTTTCGACCGAGCGTGACGAAGTTCGTCATATCTACCCTGATAACCGAATTCTGCCTGATTAGTATTGGACTCACCATCAGTAACAAATATCTCCGAGTTTTCAATCATTTGTTCAGAAAGATGGGCAAATTCAGGGAAATAAAAGTCATAACGAGTTTTTCTATTCCATTCTCTATCTAGACCTTGCTGGTACATAGACTTAGGGAGAATAGAGAGAATAGCCATCATAACGCCGTGTTCCGGCGCGTAATAAGTACCAACACGATTAGAAGCAGCCGATATACCATGACCAGCGAGGTTTCCCTGGGGGGTAAGTGATACTGGACCGGATTCGAATGCCGAGCTGGAAGTCTGCAACACTTCCGACATTACAATTTTCTGTTTAGATCCACCTATAAATTCGGCGCGGTCTAATCTGGCATCACCTATAGAAACTCCGTAGTGACTCATGATGAATTCCTTCAGACGCACGCCAGCACGAGCATTTCGCTCCTGCCATTTTTGAATCTGAAAGGCCCATCGGAGTTGAGCAATATTAAAAGTATTGGCAGCCAAGTCAACAGTATTTCCATCCAATTGAGCCTTAGCAACCATAGCAGTATCAGAGAATCCGCCGCCGGCGGTCTCTTTTTGAAGATTTCCTGGAGTTTCAGGAGTAAAATACGCTAGTCCTGAGTCCAGAGTACTTTGTACTAATTTGTTTCCATTAAACACAGCCGAAGTAGTACCCGCGATAGGCAATCCTGCGGGATCTCCGCGCTGCGTAAACGGGCGAGAAGAAGTAAAATAGTCCTTACGATAGGCTCTTTTTAGAAGGCCCGTATTAGTAGCAGGATCAAAACCAACAATAAGGTCCTCATCTTTAAAATAATCATCGTATATTTTATTATAAGCTAATCGAGGAAAGTCAGAAGGAAGGCAGCCAGCCATGTCCTTTTTTATAGGGAATCCTAGATAGTCCCAAAGAGTATCTTGATCATTTTCTCCAGCTGCCGGAGTCCACGTAGGTGGAGGAGTTTCGTCATTTCCAGAGATGTCACCAGTAATAAATTTAGTCCAATCATCCCAGAGAAGACGGTAGGGAACAAAGAAATAATGAATATAAGCCGATATGTCGTGCATAACGGGTTTAATAGTCGGATTTAGCCTGATAACCAGGTTATTCCCAAGTTGGAATTTCGCTCCAGGTTCCATATCCTTGACGAGACACGGGTAAAGCACACCAAAATCGGCTGAAGTTACGACTTCATGAGAGAGATTAAAGACAGAGCGACCAGGTTTAATACCAGATACAGCATTAGAAAGTTCCATTAAGACACCACCTCTAGGGGAAGATCTTCCATGGGGACACGGACAAGATTAGGACGAATTTGCATTTGCTCGGGGTCGTAATCACCGATAGACCACAACTGGTAGTCGTTGTGAGTGTCAGGGGTTTTGGAAGTAAGGTGAATACGAAAGTTACGAATGGCGATGCCATCGGTTTTACAAGGGAACGGGATACTATCAGCCTCACCGGCGACAGTATCGAAGACAACATATAGTTTCATTACCAAGTAGTATAAACGTACTAGACGATTTGTCCACTAGTACTTTCGTACTAGTACAAAATAATAGAATTTCTAGTACAAAAATAGTAAGAACGTACTATATATAGAGCTGATTTCAGTTGATATGGTGTATCTATGAAAAGCACGACTGAATATGCAAGGAATGAGTTTAAGAAGATTATCCAGAGAAGACTGGATATATATGACCAGGAATTCATAGCTATCATACTGCGCGAGTATAAGCGAGAAGTAATAGCTGAATGGCTAAGGGAAGCCATGAATGAAGGGATTTCCTGTCAGTAAGCATTATGTATATCAAGAAGACATAATGGCACAGCAAGAGCTCTTTCGGAGAGCATTGAGCGACCTGACCACAACCACCCCATTCCATGTAATTACATGGAGGGGTTGTGGACAGCTCAGTTACGCTTCCCGAAGAGTTCGAGCTTTGCTTTAATTAAGGAATTTCGATATGCAATTGAAGACAGGAGATCCGTATGAGAGCGGCCAGCGGCCGCCATTGACGAAGCGAGCTCCTTTCGGAGCTCTTGGTTTTTTTCAGCTAGTTGTTCGCTGGTTATACCAGCAACCGAAGCATAGAGCCTCGGAAGGGAGACAGATTGACCGTTTACAGTAAACCCAAGATTATCCCGGAGGGATTGTGCATTATCCTGAGCGTAGCGCCTACCAATACCTTGAGACATAAGCCGAAAGGTACCGAGACCATCAGAATCTTTCAGCATGTAATTGGTTACATAGCGGGCAGACGCAGGAGAAAAGTCTCCGACGTGTACAAGACCTTTTTTCCAGGAGTTTTCTACGAGGAATTTTTCCTTGACCGCTATTCCGAAGATGATAAGGTGATAGTGCGCACGCTTGTTTACGGTACCGTGTTCGCCACAGGCAAAAAAAGCACATTTACGGCCAAGGTCCGAGAGTTCAAACCTTAAACGTTTCATAAATAGTTGAATCTCTCGTTTTGATAGCTCTTGAAGATGTTCATCGTCATAGGTAAGAGTTACGAATGAAGTAGCGCCCCAGTAGGGCGCTTCATGAGATAGCCTAGCCGCCCACTCACGTGAACGGCTTTTTTTACATGCGGGACATTTTCCGCAAGGAGCTAGAATTTCATAGTGATCTAACCACAGAGGACGTGCACAGTCCATTTGATTTATAGGCCTAATACGTAGATATTCTACGTAATCAATACTACAGCCGGTAACCACCACGAGACACAGAGACGCGACGAATGCTGCGCTTTTTACCACGACGCTTTTTACCACGACGTCCATAACGACCACGACGTTTACGCATATTTACCTCCTAATAATAAAGACCAGTACCAGTCATAGGTGCTGCTCGATCAGACCCAGATTGCGGAATTTCACGCTTTACAGCGGGATTTAAGTGATCTAATTGATCTTGAAGATCTTTTACATCCATATTTCTAATTATCGCAATAGCAAGTTTACTTAACCCGGGAAATGCCGGGTTAAAGAATGAGATATCTGACGCATTTTTATCAGAATTTACTTCACCAATAATTTCTTGAGTATTACCTGGTACGGCAAAACCTATTGCCCTAAAGATTGATCCTAATAGACCAGAAGGTGCACCACCACGAGGCCAAGTTACATTGGCCCATTTTTCCATATCTTGAGCGGTGAATTCAGTATTTAACAGCGTTGCTAGCCTTTGAGCTTCTCGATAGTCCATTAGTGAATAAAGATTATAAATATTAGCTTCCGCTAGTAATTGTTGATCCCTAGACAGGGAATTTAAGACCGTGTTTCTCTCGATCGTTGAATCAATGCCACGAATTTGTGCATCAGTATACTTCTCTTTGATATTAATTTCGGCTTGCCTAAGTTCATTCGCAGCCTCTTGAACCGAGACTCCTCTTTCTTTAAGTCCAAATTCTTTATCGATGAGGGCATTCTTTAATTCCACACCTTTGGTTTGTTCATCAGTATAACGCGTTTCCGCTTCAGTTTTGGTTATATCAGTATTAGCTTTATGCAACAGGATACGATTCATCATCGCCTCCATGCCTTTACCAAAACCAGAGAGATCAGGAACTTTTTGTTGCGCCTGAGGAGTAGATTGAGCTGGTTGACCAGCTGCAAGTAGAGGGTTTACGCCAGCTGCTTTCATATCTAGAGCACGACGTTGTACGGCGTTGTCTTCCCTTTCGAGTTGACGGTGATAAGCTCTACGATTAAATCCAATATTTAGGAGGCCAGTAACGCCTCCCATTAATCCTCCAGCTGCCTGACCGCCAGCTGCTAACCAATCACTCACTAGGTTCCTCTACAGTAGGTACGGGTTTTTCGGATTCGAGCTCAAGTTTGATCTGAGCTCTAAGTTTTTCAGCCTCTGCTTTCTCATTTTCAGCGGCCAAAGCCTTTTTACGCGCCAATAGTTTCTCTTCCATAAGATCGTACGCGGTTTTTTTATCGATTTCATCGAATTCATTATCAGAGAGCGGATTGACGAAGTCATCGGGTATTTGACCCTCCAAAGCATCATAGAGTTCATCATAATGTTCGCCAAGGCGCCTTCCTGCAGCTAGCATCTGAGGGACAAGAACATGAGTAGGAAGGTATCCACCTCGTTCTACTAGCACTGGACCATTATTTACCTCTCCAACTACAGGAGGAGGATTGAATTCCGATCGTACATTAGCCTTTATCTGTTTCATATACTCCCCTAGAAATGGTCAATGAGACCAGGATTAGAAGCGAACGGCATAGGCCTAATAGCTCTTATAATATGTCCTATTCGGACCTGACATTGATAAGCATTTTCCAATGCAAAGAGACGATCGTAAGAATCCTTATCGACTTCTATAAAATCCTGATTAAGTATTGGAACGGAACTAAAGTTACGTGCACCATGCCAATATTCAGTATTGGGATCTGCATCAGATCTCATTAAACCAGTTACTTTTGATCGAGCGTGACGAAGATCGTCATATCTACCCTGGTAACCGAATTCAGCATTATTAGTGGTCGCATCACCATCAGTAACAAATATCTCCGAGTTTTCGACCATTTGCTCAGAAAGATGAGCGAATTCCGGGAAATAAAAGTCATATCGGGTTTTTCGATTCCATTCTCTATCTAGACCTTGCTGGTACATAGACTTAGGAAGGATAGAGAGTATAGCCATCATAACGCCGTGTTCCGGAGCATAATAA